TTACCCGAGTCAATCGGACCATGAACCTTGTTCAACCACTGGTCTTTATTTTTGTAGCCCTGCTAATCGTTTTATTGTATGCAGCTATGTTGCTGCCAATGTATCAAAATATGGAGGTAAATTTTTAGATGAAAAAAATGATGATGAAATTAAAAGAAACGAAGGCAAAAGCTTTTACACTGGTAGAAATGTTGGATACTAAAATTCTTTAAATTCTCCACAAAATTTTGATACATTCAGCCGTGACCTGTACCTTGCTAATCAGTGACCGTACCACGCTTGCTTGCATCTCATAGTCCATTTTATAAATATCGTCTTTTTCCAGGATTTTACGCATATTCTCTTTCTTTTTTTCACGTTTAAGTGCTGGATCGTTTTCCAACTCATTTTCCAACCTTGAGCGCATTTCTAGGAACTCAGCCGATTTTCCTTGTAGTTGCTCTAGCGTTATGCGATTGTCAATATAAAGGTCGTTTAACCTGCTTATTTTGCCCGTCAGCTCGTTTATTTGTCTTTTGTAGGCCTTTCGGTCTATCTCGTCTTTCTTCTCCTTAAATAGCCCCTCAAAGCTCTCTTTATCGACTTGTAGCTTGCTGATTTCTTGCAAGACATAAGCCTCAAGGTCATCCTTATAGTAAAAGCCTGAGTCACATTTTTTGTTATCGTTGTATGTAGTGACCCCTCTCAACTTCCTAGGGTGTCTTTGGTGGCACTCGTATTTTACAAATCTAGTGCCATCTTTCCTCTTAACACCCATTATGATTTTCAAGGGAGCTAGACAGTATCCGCATTGGCCAATACCTGAAAGCATATACTTTGCCTGGAATGGCCGAGGATTTAAGTTTTCAAGTGCTGTTCTTTGTCTGATTTTAAGTTCTTCCTGTGTCTTGTCATAGGTTTCTTTTGATATGATAGACTCATGATTGCCTTTGTATATTTCTCCCATGAATTGGTTATATCCACAGTAGACAGGGTTATCTAATATCACTCTGACCGCTCTGTAGTTCCAGGGCTTTTCTTTTGGAAATTTCTCATTAAGGTCATCCCTGAGCTTAGTGATAGACCTACCTGATAGATAGCTCTCAAAGATGAATTTGATAGCTAGTGACTGGACTGGGTTGATGGTCATGGTGCCTGTTTCTTTGTGGTAATCATACCCATAGGAGGTCTTAGCCCACATCATGGATTTTCCAGCTTTAGCACGTCCTAACTTACCAAGTTGCATTCTTTCCTTGATTTGTTCCCTCTCTAGCTGAGCGAACACGGCCAATAGTCCAATCATGGCTTTACCGAATGGAGTAGACGTGTCAAAGTTTTCTTGAAGGCTTAAAAACTCGATGCCGTTTTTTATAAAGACTTCCTCGATTAAATAGAGCGTATCTTTCTGACTCCGACTTAGTCGGTCTAATTTATAAACCAGGACTGTGTCAAATTTCTTTTTTTGAGCATCTTTTATCAGTTGTTCGATTGCTGGACGGTTTGTATTGGATCCTGAAAAACCGCCGTCGGTATATACCTTGTACACGCTCCAGTCTTTGATTTTGCAGTATGCTTCCAGTTTGTCTTTTTGTTCCTCGATTGAGTAACCTTCCTCTGCCTGTGAAGTGGTAGACACTCTGACATATATTGCCACCTTATTCGTTGTTTTCATTGCTTTTATACCCCCTTTTTGATAAAATGGGTATAGTAAAACGGGCCATTTAATGCCTTTTACTATACTGTTGCCTCATGCTCAGAGTCGCCAAACTTTGCGAGCGTGGGGCTTTTTTTGTTTATTCAAATCCTTTGAAACTATCTAAAATCTTATCTTTTGAGTCAGTTGGGTTAACAATCATAACAACGAAGTTTCCATAGATTGTAACAGGCTGATCAAGTAGTTTTTTATCTTTCTTGATGGATGCAAAGTACGGATTGCTTTCCTCGTATTGATATACTTCTACGGAGCTTCCGTCTGGTAGAACAAATCCTTTACCATCTTTTGCTTGTACTAGTGAAAATGACTTTTCTTGTTCATGTTCAATGGTAAATCCGTCATCTTCCAACGCTTTCTTGAAGTCATCTAAACTGGTCGCTTTTTTGGAAGTAGGCTTTTCAGTTGTCTTTGTTTCCTTAGCCTCGGTTTGTTCTGTTTTTGGTTGTTCAGAACTACCTTTTGTAGTTGATTGGTTACTAGAGCAAGCTGCTAGAGTAAAAGTAGTAGCAAGCAAAATAGTTGACGCTATAAGTGTTTTTTTCATGGACTTTCTCCTTTATTTGTTTTATCTAAACCTTGTAAATGTCGACGACCTCTCCGATTGTTCGGATGTCGTCATTTTCTGACAAGTGGATTTCCTCATATCCACTATTTAAACTTTGAAGATACCAGGAACCGTCATAATCTCTTTTTAGTTTCTTGACAAAGTTCTTGCCATTGATTTGAAAGATACCGATTGAGTTGATATCTACTTGACTGGTAACTTTGATAAACAATAAGTCGTTATCTTCGATGAGTGGTTCCATGCTATCGCCTGCTACTTTAGCGATGGTGTCATAGCTTTCTGGCACATCTTCAGCTCTGAGTCTAACTTCCATGTGAAGGTTATCTTCTTGAAACGTTCCATGACCTGCAGCAACCAATCCCTCGACATAGTCTATAATGTAGTCATCGGTTCTGTACTTCTCTAAGACCGTGGTCGCTTTCATGCTGACTTGCTCGTTCAATAGAGCAGTAGCATAGTCAACTACATTTTCTTGACGTTCTTCGTCTAGTTGGTTGAAGATGGTTAGAATTTCAGGTTCAATGTTATTTACTTTTTGAATACCTAGCAAATATTCAGGTGTCATTCCTAAAGCCTTAGCGAAGTCGTCAGTCTTATTAAGAGGGAACTCCCTTGTCCGATTGAAATATCTAGACATTGTAGATTTAGCGATCCCTACCTGTCTAGCTAATTCGCTCATCGACATTCCTTTTTCATCTATTCGGTCCTGAATAAGATTAATTATTTCATTATTACTCCTCATTTTTTCGCCCCCTTTTTTCTATAGTTACATTATATCATCGTTCCCAAAAATAAACAACAGAAACGCTATAAAATATTTTTTTAATATTTTTTTGAAAAAGGGGTTGACACTTTGGAACGAAAGTAGTAAAATGAACTTGTTCCAATACGGGAACGATGAAAATAAAAAGGAGGTACGCTATGGAGGTCAATTTAAAACGATTGAAAGCTGAGAGAATTGCCAGTGGCATGACTCAGGATGAAGTAGCAGAAAAAATGGGATGGAATACACGCACCCCATACGCCAAACGTGAGAACGGGATTGTTTCTATTGGTGCAGATGAGTTGGCAAAACTAACCTTGATTTTTGGTCTGCCAATGGAAAAAATCACAATTTTTTTTGCAGATAACGTTCCCGAAGTGGAACGAAACTAGAAAGGCGATTATATGAGACCTAAAAGATACCCATATAAACAAAATCCACCCTTTCCTTCGACAAAAAGAGTGGAGAAAGCCATCAGCGAGCTCGAAGCGCTGAAAGAGCACTATCTTAGCTTGCCTGATGAGTTGAGACCTAGAGCGAAAGCGCTAGTTGGTGAGCAATCATACTACGTTACTGATTATGATCTTGATGTTGCTGCATTCGAGCTAAGATCTCACTTTCGTGAGTTGCTAGCATTTTTCGAACAATGTCCTTAACTTCACGGACTTTTACTGGTTCAAAAGTATGATTATCATCACGAACTAGCTCGATAAGTTCATCAATCATTTTATCAATAAAAGGACTATATGACATACCCTTCCCCCCTTTCTGCTTACATTATAGCAGAAAGAAAACAAGAAGAAATAGAAAGGAGAAAAATTGGCACAAAGAAGAATGTTTAGCAAGAAAATTACAGACACAGATAGTTTTCTTGATATGTCCTTATCCGCTCAAGCGTTGTACTTCCATTTGAATATGGGAGCGGATGACGAGGGATTTGTAGATAATGTAAAAAAAATACAACGTTCAATCGGAGCAAGCAACGATGATTTAAAAATCTTGATTGGAAAAGGCTTCTTAATTCCTTTTGAAAGTGGAGTAGTCGTTATTCGTCATTGGAGAATACACAACTATATTCAAGCTGACAGATTTCAGGCTACAATCTATCAAGACGAAAAAGAACAACTTGAATTTGATAAGTCAAAAATCGCTAGTATCAAGCCTTTAGACCAATGTATA